AAGGCCAAATTGCATAAGCTGGCCGGCAAGCCTTTTTGACATTGTTTGGGCTTCGGTTCTGACTTGATCTTGCACTTCTTTTGGCAATGCAGACAAAAGCCGAAATAGATTTTTTAATTCTAAAGGCTCAACAGTAAATGAAAAGGTGCCGGTGTCTCTGGATGATTTAGTTGCCATTGCGCCTCCTCAAAATGTCATACACAGTAAAAACATCTTCCGCTGTTTGAAACTCTGATCGTGACAATCCTGTTTCAATGGCCAATTCCCAAATGATCCGGTTTATTGTTCCCGGCTCGTAACTTTTGGGTGTTCGGTTTCTCCAATGCTGATGTCAATCACAGTTTCGCACCAAACCTCAAATGGCTTGACAGTCTTACCGGCTGCCTCGCGCTTCATTGAGTGATACGCCAAAAACATTAAATCCGCAATTCCCAATTTCTCGGCTATTTGCTGAATTGTGTTTCCAGTTTTTTGTTCCCATTTCATGAATTCTGGTGGGAGAACAAGATAGGTTTCGTTCTCCCCCGTTACGAATTCAATTGTGACTTGTAGTTTCATGCTCCCGATCTCCTTTTTATAGTGTTGGTGTAGTTACACAGGTGAATGCTAGTGAAACAGTCTGTGCATCTGGTGCTGTGCCTCCAGCTGATGGGAAAATTGGCTGGACATCAAAGTTGAACACCGATCCTGATGCAGCTGTAAAGACAACCGCCAATGGTGTGTTTGGTGCTGTGTCTGCCGCTGTCCAAAGTGCGTTGCACAATGATCCACCAGCTGGCCAGTCGGCAAGCATTTCAACAGCAAACGATCCTTGCGAATCAGTCGTAAAATACGCCTTGCCGTCCAAAGTTTGATATGTATTGATTGTTGAATCGATAGTTAAGATTGCGGATGTGGCCTGAGCATCATAAGTATCACCAGCAATGGTGAATGTGATATCTCTGCCGGTCACGATAGTTGTTGGCATGATTTCTCCTTAGTTGGTGTAGTAGGTGCTTACTTGTAAATCGGCTATCAGGTATTTACCTGCACCGACTTCCAATGATTGGGGTTGATTCACATCGCCGACTTCATATCCATCGGGCATTGTGCTGATGATGTCAATCATCAATTGTTCTAGATTGTCCAAAGCCGCTGCGTTGTTCATATAAGCAACAACACCGGTTACAGTCAAATTGATTTTAACTTTAGTTGTTGCGCCATTGATTAAAACGCTTTCCAGATACGGCGTTCCCGGGATTAAAACGATGCTTGGGCTTGTCATTGTCTCCGGAATGCCATTATAGACATTGGCAGCAATTGTGGAAAGTGTTGTTTGCAATGGTGTTCTGATGTCAGCTTCAATTGTCATTGGCACATTGCCTCAACATCCAAAAATGGCCCAAGCAACCCAACGACTCTATTTGTAAGGCTTCGGCCTAAAATAAATGGTTGCGGCTGGAATGTGTCTGACATGATTTGATTGCCGGGAGCTGTAATGCTCTGGAAAATCTCAACCGAAACAACCAAAATTGCGTTTTCAATAGGCGGTGTGCTTGCATAAAGTTGCGCGGCTGATGCACCGGATAAAGTAGCCAATGCGCTTGGAATAAATGGCAATGGATATGTGCGATCTGCGGCAGCTGTTGCCGCTGTAAATGTGTAAGGCTCAATCCGATCATCGGTGACTGTGTAAGTGCCATTGTATGTTCCGGCCCCGGTAACAATGACAGATTGCCCCGGCACAAAATAATTTGGCCGAATTGTAGTGAAATAAATGACGGAATCACTTACATTGGCAAATGTCACCGATGATTGGTATTGCGTAAGTAAAGGCAAAATCGTTTGCTCGGCTGAATCAATAAATGAATCAAGTTGTGCGTCAGAATATAAAGAAACCGAGACACCAAGAATGGATCGTAGCTGTGAGGCTGTGACTATTGCTGGCATCTCGGTTCCTTTCGTGTCAGTAGCGTTCGGGAGCGACCGCTACCGACGACCGCTACCGATTTTGATTTTTTAGTTATCAGGTCTGGTTCCAGCATGCGCCAAATGGAATCTTTGGAGCAATTGCTGCATAGCCGTAGTAAAGAATGTCAATCGTTCCATCGCTCTGGATTGCTGTGCGCAATGTAAAGCGTGGTGACTCATACCATGTCCAAGCATCTGGATTAACAACGACCATTGAGAAATCTCCGGTTGATGTTGTTGGGCCAGCGTTGCCAATTGAGCGAGAAACAAAGAGGTTTAGACCCGGTGAAACTACACCGCGCAATGAATCGCCTCTCACATTACCGGCTGCATTTGATGGTTGCGCTGCGTTGTATAGCGGTGCGCCATTGTCGTTGTAGCCCATGATGTTTGTCCATTGTCCAGGAGAAACAACGATGTTGCGAGCAAAGCCAAGTGATGATGAATAAACAGCACCAGCAGCTTGAGATGTGTAAGCTAAAAATCCTGTTGATGAGTTTGCATTTACACCAGTTTGCTGACCTGCACCAGCAATTGTGCCAACGGCGAATTCATCAGTTACTTTTGCATAAGCAAATTCAAGATTCTGCAAAAGAGCTGTTAGATATTCTGGACGGCTGCGGTCAATGAGTTCGACTGTTGAAATTGCGCGGCCTTTAAAACTTTGAACAGGTACGCTCAAGAATGTTGCTGATAATGATGATTCTGTAACAGCTGCATTTTCTGCAACATTTGCCACAGTAGGCACGGCAGTAACGCGAGGAATTTCAAATGTCATTCCTTCGCCCACTAATGTCTCTCTGGATAGCGCATCAATCATTCCGCGATCAGCGTTGGCCAATGCATTAACAATTTGTGTGCTTTGAGGTGTTGGAATCATGCCGGGTGCTGTGCCAGTCGTATTATCGGCGGCCTTGATGTATTGGCGTGAATCTTCATCATGAAGAATTGTTGCCTTTAAATAGTGCTCAAGGTATGAAACCTTTGACACAATTGGTGATCGTGGAGCTGTGTAATAGGCAGGTCGTGATGCCTGTACAGCCTCAGCTGGAGCCTCTACCGGTTCAACGGCAGGAGCGGTGTTTTCGGTAGTGTTATCCACTTTGTCTCCTTCATTTGGGTTTGATGTCTCTGCAACTATTTCAGTTTCAGAATCTTCTGATGCTGCTACTTCTGAAACGCGTGCAGATCGCACGGCTGGTTCAGTAACGAGTGCCACGCCTTTTAGCTGGCCATTTAAAACTTTCATGGTGCCATCTTTTTGCATTTCATAATTATCAACAGCCAATTCAATGCTGAATCCATCGCGTAAGCCTTCCATTGCCTCTGTAAGCGCATCGGTGCCAGCTGTGGTGTTAGCAATCTTGAAAGTCGCTGTCATTTCCTTATCATTCACACTCATGGCAATGCTCTTTCCAATTCGGCGTGTGTTGTCATGCTCAAGTGCTGGCATTTGCTTGCTCGTTGAATGCAACTATGCGACCGGTGATTGTTCTTGAATCAGAATCAGCTGCCGTGATTTCCATCGGTGTTGTTAGCTTCATGAGATCATATCCTCCATTTGTCTAATTTCATCGGTAGTGATTGCTCCGATGTCAAATAAAATCTTGTAAATCTCTGCACGCTCTTTTTCTGATCCGCGCAAATACGCCTTTAAATCAAATTCAACGCGCTGTGTTGATGGCGTAAAATCTGGCATTGAAAGCCGGCTGGTCAAGCTGTTCATTAACGGGAGCAGCGAGAAATCCAAAAGAGTTTGGCGCGCCGTTTGGGCGTTTTGATAGGTCATGGATGATCCAGTCGGCGCGTCAATAAAGTAGGCCGGAATGCCAACGGCTCTGGCCAGTTCGGTTGCAATTATTTCCCGGGCTGCGTTTAGGCCAATTTGCTCCGGTGTAAAGCCAACAGTCTCCATTGTAATGTCAGCATTGAGAAAAGCTGTGCCACGATTTCTGCGAGCTGCCCCCCACGCATCGAGCAATTTTGCAATGCGGTCAGCTGGCAATGCTGTGCCATTTGATTTTAAAACCATTGATGGCACAGGTTCCCGTGCATACATTGCGGCAGCTCTTTCAAGCTCTGCACCGGCGCGAATTGTGCGACCGGCTCTATTTAACAGACCTTCATCATTGCCATAAAACACAACAAGCGATCCAACGCCGGTGTCTGGCACTTGCATCCCATCAACTGTGTAATACTCAATTTGAGTGCCTTTATCGTTTAAAAAAACACCAACACGATTAGGAGCAACGCGCCACATTTCTCTTACTCTGAATGTGTCGGCAAAAAGCGACATAACCTGAAAATATGAAAATCCTGTAAATAATAAATCCTCGCACGCCCATACCCAACTAACAGCCCCCGGCACTCTGCGATCTGGATCATCAATTACAATGGGCTGGTCAATAATCGTGCCGGTGGCCTTATCGCGCGTGATAAGCGGAATTGTGGCAATTGAATTACAAATCATGTTCCTAGCGCGAGCAATCGCTGGCACAGACATAGCTTCTTCGCGAGTTGCCAAATAATCAGCTCCACCAAATGGATAAAACGCATCTAGTGTTGGAGCTGGCCCAATTTGTGCAGCAACATCAGCACCGCGCGATGGCGCGACTGTTTCAATGGTGCGTTTGCGGTCAAATAATCCCATGCACCCATTTTCTCAAAATGTCAAGCATCAACCCACTAAAATGTCTATTTCGGTTTCTGGGCGTGTCGCGAAGTGCGTGCATAATGCGGCGGCCACAGCGGCGGCCACAGCCGTGCCGCTGGCACGCCTTCCAATAACCCAACCGCCATCGCCTTTACGCAATCGCACAGCTGAAAGCATTTGTTCTGTAAGTGAGCTCTGATTTCTATGTTTTAGTCTCTGTGAATTTATCGCGCCCAAAAGTTCGTCACACGCTTGCGGATAAGCCGAATCCATATCATGGATTGGAATGCCGGCTGGCACCATACGCGCCGCAATGGCCCCCGTTGTGCGCCGTGAGTAAAGCAAATACTCAATAGGATATTTGCGGCAATAAGCCGCTGCATCATTTGCAATTGCGCGATCATCTAACTGAATCGTGTTTTCCCATGTGTGGAGTAGCTTTATTACAAAACTCTCTGATCCGAGCTTTTGCGCCCCCACTAATGCTGCATTTCTACGATCCGGTGAAATATCAATTGCCATCCATGTCAGCTTGTCAATATCAAGGTCAATAGTTTCATCTCCACAGGCTTGCCACTCTTTGGCCCCAATAACGCTGGATATTGTTTGAACCCAACGATTCAAAACCTCGGTTTGCACCACATCGGCAGGATCATTGAAAACGGCTCGGATATTGTCTGGGTGAATTGTTATGTTGAGGCCCGGATTTGCAAAAGCCGCGTTTTCTAAAGAGATTTCATCAGTCGGTGCCGACCATTCAAAATAACCGACATTATCGGGAGCACCACTAGCTGCCGCCAATCCGCGCTCGCGTAATTGGTTGAGCACAATGCTGTGACTATCACCGGCCGTGGAAAAGCAATTGACCTGTGGATTTTTGGCAGCCATCAATGTGTATCGCATTGCGGCAAATGTTTCCATGTCGTGCAGCTCTCGTATTTCATCCATGTGGATGCTTTCGGGTTTTGATAAACCTCGAGCCGCTGATCCACCGGCTTTGATGATAAAACGCGATCCTTCCAAGGTTTCTATCTCCTCGGCCCCATGTTGCCACCTAATTCGCTTAACCCGTTTAGCCAAATCATCATGGCTTTCCACAATCTGCACAATCGCCCGAAATTGCTCAAGCGATGTCACTAGCCGGTGAGCTGTCGAGACTTGCAACGATTCTTGCCAATGGAATAAACCCATCAAGATTCTGGCCATCATGTAAGTGCTCTTGCCATTTTGGCGTGCCACAGTCGCAACCGAAATTGGATGATGATAGCGGCCATCGGGTTTTACCTTGAGAGAATGCTCGGCCAAAAACTTTTGCCATGGCATAAAGCCGCCTTCAATGATCTGTGCAGCAAAATCAATGAGTTCAAAGCCGCGTGTAGGCAAATCAT